GCCCCGGACCCGGCCCCGTTCGTCCCGGCCCCGGGGTGGAAGGACGGCGTCTTCGGCCCGGCCACCCTCGCTTCGTGGGCCCGGGTCCACGAGGAGCCCCTCCTGCGGTGGGACCCCGAGGAGCGCGAGGAGTGGCGCCAGGCCAAGGAGCGCGGGCGCCCCAGCCTGCTTGAGAGGGCCCTGGAGCGCATCGGCCGGGCCCGTGCGGGCGAGGGCATCCACTACCACGGGGTCACCGGCCCCATCGGGCCGTTCGCCCCCGGCGGCCCACTCGACCTGATGCCGCCCACCCCCGAGGAGCTCCGACCCATGACCCACTTCACCGTCAGCGATGACGGCATCGACCAGAACGTGGAGCTCGGCACGTACGCCGAGGTGTCCGACGGCCTCCTGGAGGCGCTGCGCAACTGCGACCGCGCCACGCCCCGGATCGCGTACCGGCGCCACCCGAACCCCGAGCTCTGCCCCATGGACTGCCCCGACTGCGACTGAGTAACAGTTCGATAACGGATCTCAGTCGAGGGCTTGCCAACTACGGAGATCCGTAGCAGGATCGGTCATGCAAGGCCACCACGACACACGAACACGAAGGACACGATCATGGCACAGACGATCCGCCCCCAGGCATTCGCCCGCTTCACGAGTTCCGTGTACCGCCGGAGCCCCGCCCACTCCGAGTGGGACCCCGCCGTCCTCAAGGTCCTGGTGGACCTGCTCCACGACCACCGCGTGGTCGTCGAGGTGGACGCCTTCACCGGCCACGCAGTCGAGGCAGTCGTCGTAGGTTGGAAGGACAGCACGCGCCACTCGAACTACCCCCACGTCTCTCTGCAGGACGCGCACGGCGCCACCACGAACTACCGGGTGTCCAGCATCGGCGTCATCATGGACCTGGACGACTCGAACGCCCGCTGGCAGGCGGAGAAGCAGCTCCACGACCTCACCGGAGAGGCCATCCAGCAGGTCCGCCGCTTCCTCGGGGCCGACTGGGTCTCGCTGGAGGGCGAGGGGGAGGCGCGCTGGGAGACCCGCCTCAGCACGGGCGGCACGGTCAAGGTCTTGGCGGCACGGACGGAGGGGGAGTACGAGGGTGTCCCGTTCGCCCACTGGTACGTGGATGGCGAGACGGTCCGCCCCGGCGCCCGCGCCGCCCGCCTCCTGTCGTGCGGACAGATGAAGCTCCACCGCCACGAGGGCTGACCCGCCCCCGAGTACCGGCCCGGCCCCTCGTCCGACGGGGGCCGGGCCTTCTCGTGTCTCGGGGCGGTACCGTAGACCCAGCACCTGAGCTGGAGGAACCCGTGACCGCAGTAGTCGAGGACCTGGACTGGGTCGAGCACGCCGCCCGCATGTTCGAGCCGGACCCGCCGCCGCCCCCGCCGAAGTGGGCGACCCCCGGCGAGATGGCGCTGGCCCTCGACCCCCGGACGGTCCAGACCGGCGCCCTCGACCTCATCGACGACGCCCTCAAGTGGGCGCTGGAGACGCCGGACTCCCGGCTGATCATCTCCATGCCCCCGCAGGAGGGCAAGTCGCAGCGCGCCTCGCGCCGGTTCCCGCTGTGGTGCCTCACGCAGAACCCCGAGCTCCGCGTGGCGATCATCTCGTACGAGGCCAACGTGGCGAGGCGGTGGGGCCGCGCCATCCGCGACGACGTGGAGCAGCACTCCGAGGAGCTCGGGCTCCGGGTGCGAGACGACCTCTCCGCCCAGCACGAGTGGCAGCTGTCGGGCCACGACGGCGGCGTGTACACGGCGGGCCTGGCGGGCGCGCTCACGGGCCGCCCCGTGGACCTGATGATCATCGACGACCCGATCAAGGACCGCGAGCAGGCGGACTCCGAGGTCTACCGCGAGCGCGCGTGGGACTGGTGGACGGACACGGGGTCGACCCGCCTCGCGCCGGGCGCCCCGGTCATCCTGATCCTCACCCGCTGGCACCACGACGACCTCGCCGGGCGGTTGCTGGCCGCCGAGGACGGGAAGCTCTGGCGCGTGGTGAACATCCCTGCCCAGGCCGACCACCGCCCGGAGAAGGGCGAGACGGACCCGCTCGGCCGGAAGCCGGGGGAGTTCATGGACTCGGCCCGGCGCCGCACCAAGGCGCAGTGGGAGGCCATCAAGGTCCGGTCGGGCCCGCGTACCTGGGGGTCCCTGTATCAGGGCCGCCCGACGCCGCTGGCCGGTGGTCTCTTCCCCCAGGAGTGGGCCCGGTACGAGACGCCGTTCCACCTCGAGAAGGACAACGGCGTCTGCTGGATCCCGGGTGCCAACTGGGAGCTCGTGCAGAGCTGGGACCTCGCCTTCAAGGACCTCGCGTCCTCCGACTACGTGGTGGGCCAGGTGTGGCTCCGCCAGGGGGCGGACGTGTACCTGCTCGACCAGGTGCGCCGCCGCATGTCCTTCAACGACACCCTCGGCGCGATCCGGGCGATGTCCGCCAAGTGGCCCCAGGCGGTCGCCAAGTTCATCGAGGACAAGGCCAACGGCCCGGCGGTCATCAACGCGCTCAACTCCCACCTCGGGGGCATCATCCCCATCGAGCCCGAGGGGTCCAAGTACGCGCGCGCCTCGGCGGTCTCGCCGTTCGTGTGGTCCGGCAACGTACACTTGCCGACTGCCGAGCTCCTGCCCAACGTCGAGGAGCTCCTGGAGGAGTCGCGAGGCTTCCCCAACTCCGCGCACGACGACACGATCGACGCCTTCAGCCAAGCCGTCAACCGCCTGCTGCTCCACCCGCTCATCCCCGAGGAGGAGGAGCAGGTCGACGGTGAGGACCTGATCGAGGACAACCCGCACGCCTACATGGGCGGTTACTGAGAGGAGCCCCGCCGTGGGCGTTCGAGAGCTTCTGCGGCTCGGCGAGTCGGCCGCATCCCGCGCTGAGGCGCGCGCGATCGCCGCCGAGAACCAGGTCGAGGTGATGTCCGAGGCCTTCGCGGACCTCCAGCGCGCCATGGAGGAGCCGGGCTGGTCCCGCCTCGGCGAGCTCGGGGACAAGGAGTTCTCGCGGCAGGGGCTGCGGAACATCTCCCGGGTCGCCCGCGTGCAGCTCGTCGCCTCGCCCCTCATCAAGCGTGGCGTGTCCATCCGGTGCGCGTACATCTGGGGCGGCAACCTCGAGATCTCCGCGCGCGGCAACGGGACCCAGGGCTCGCAGAACGTGGACGCCGTGGTCCAGGCCTACCTGGACGACCCGCTCAACCAGGCCAACCTGACCGGCGACGAGGCTCAGGAGCGTCTGGAGCGCGCCCTCGCGTCGGACGGCAACGTCTTCCTGGCGAACTTCACCCGGCCCCTCACGGGCGTCGTGCAGACCCGGGTGCTGCCGTACGACGAGATCGAGGAGATCTACACCAACCCCGAGGACTCGTCCGAGCCGTGGTACTACCTCCGGGTCTACCACACCACGACGTTCCTCGGCGGGGTCGAGGTGTCCCAGGAGCGCAAGGTCCTCTACCCCGCGCTGTCGTACTACCCCCGCACGCGGCCCCGGCGCCTCACGGTCATGGGCCACGGCGAGGTCGAGGTGCGCTGGGACGCGCCGGTCCGCCACGTCAAGGTCAACGACCTCGTCGGGTGGAAGTTCGGCATCGGCGACGCCTACGCGGCGCTCGGCTTCGCCCGGATGCACAAGGACTTCCTCACCGACTGGGCCACCCTCGTCAAGTCGCTGAGCCAGTTCGCCTGGCGCCTGACCAAGTCGGGCGACACGAAGGGCGCCAACGCGCTGCGCCAGAAGCTCCAGCGCACCGGCCAGCCCCAGCCCGGCAACGACTCGACCGCCGGGGCGACCCTCATGGCGTCCGAGGACATCAAGCTGGAGGCCATCCCCAAGACGGGGGCGACCGTCGACGCCGACTCGGGCCAGCCCCTCGCCGCGATGGTGGCCTCGGCCCTCGGCGTCCCGGTCACCATGCTGCTGGCCGACCCCGGCACCACGGGCGCGCGGGCCGTCGCGGAGACCCTGGACGTGCCCACCGAGAACGAGATGGGCCAGCGCCGGACCGTGTGGCAGACGGCCTACCGGGACATCCTCAACTACGTGGTGCTCCAGGCCGTGAAGGCGCCGCAGGGTGAGCTCCGGGGCACCATCCGCCGGGACCCCTGGGCGGACCGCGAGATCCTGGAGCTCCCGAACCCCGAGGACGCCATCATCGACTTCAGCTGGCCGCCGCTGCGCCAGCAGGACGTGGAGAAGGCTGTCAAGGCGATCGTCGAGGCGGACGGCACCGGCAAGATGCCGCCGCTGACCACGCTCCGGCTCCTGCTGGTGGTGCTCGGCGTCGAGGACGTGGACGACATCGTCGACGAGTGGACCGACGCCGAGGGGAAGTGGATCGACCCGAACGCCGAGACCGCCGCTGCCGTCGCGGCTGCGGCGGTGGACGCCTTCCGGCGCGGGCAGGACCCGGCGACCGCCATGGGTGGGGACCCGGACGAGGAGGACGAGCCGGACCCCGAGGACGACGAGGAGGGTGACAACGCGTGAGCGTCACGGACCGCACCCTCCGGGCCGCTGAGAACGTCCGTCGCACGGTCAACCGGCAGGTCAACGGCGTCACCCGCTCGCTGACTGCCGCGTGGGTCCAGGCGTGTGACGAGGTGGTCGGGGAGTGGCGGGCCGCCCTCGCGGAGCTGGTGGCGGCCTCGGCGGACGGCGGGTGGCCCTCGCGGGGCGCCCTCGCCCGCTTCGACCGCGCCCAGCAGGCGATCGAGATCACGCACAAGCGGCTGCTCGAGCTGTACGCGGAGGCCGGGCAGACCATCTCCGCGAAGCTCCCGGAGGTCACCGCCGAGGCGGCGCAGTGGGAGGCCCGGCTGATCGGGTCGCAGCTCCCGCCGAACGCCTCGGTGGTCCTCGGGGTGACCTTCGACCGGGTCGACCCCATCGCCCTGGAGGCGATCGTCACCCGGACCACCCAGCAGGTCAACTCCGCCCTGTGGCCGCTGGCCGCCGAGGCGACCGCCGCCATGCACGGCGAGCTCGTCCGGGGGATCGCCGCCGGGACCAACCCCCGGCGCGCCGCCGCGCTGATGCTCCGGCGGGTCCGAGGCCGCTTCGAGGGCGGCCTGGCCCGCGCGGTGAACATCGCCCGAACGGAGATGCTCGACGCACACCGCTACGCCGCGCGCGCCCAGGACCTGGCCAACGCGGACGTGGTCGAGGAGTGGGTCTGGCTGGCCAAGCTGGACCGGCGGACGTGCCCGTCCTGCCTGGCCCAGCACGGGACTTCTCATCCCCTCGACGAGGTGGGCCCGATCGACCACCAGCAGGGCCGTTGTGACCGCCTTCCCGTGACCAAGCCGTGGCGCGCGCTAGGATTCGACATCGACGAGCCGCCCGGTCTCTCACCCGAGAGCTCCCAGGCCTGGTTCGACGGTCAGTCCGAGGAGGACCAGGTGGCGATCATGGGTGCTGAGCGGCTCGCGCTGCTCCGCTCCGGCGAGGTCTCCTGGGACGAGCTCAGCCAGCGCCGTACGAACCCCGGGTGGCGGGACTCCATGGTCCCCACCCCTGTCAGCCAGCTCCGGAGGGACGCATGACCAGGATCCAGCTGCACGAGAGCTCGTTCGGCGAGGGCGTCGCCACGATGCCCTCGGGGACCCCGGGCCGGGCCCGCGTCCGGGTGATCACCCCGGGCTGGGGCTCCTCGGGGTACTACGGGGCGGACACCCTGGAGGCCGCCGGGCAGGAGCGGATCTTCCCCGCCGGGACCCACATGTACGTCAACCACCCCTCGTCCACCGAGGCCTACGACCGCCCCGAGCGGGACGTGAAGGACCTCGCGGCGGTGCTCCTGGAGGACGCCACCTGGGACCCGGCGAACCCGGGTCTGTGGGCCGAGGCGACCATCTTCTCGCACTGGCGCGAGCCCCTCGCCGAGATGGCGCCGTACATCGGCGTGTCCATCCGAGGCGCCGCCGAGGTCGCCGAGGGCGAGGCCGAGGGCCGCAAGGGGCGGATCATCACCCGCCTGATCGAGGGAAGCTCCGTCGACTTCGTCACCAAGGCGGGGCGCGGCGGGGGCTTCGAGATCCTGGAGTCGGCCTGGGCTGCCGGGCACTCCAGCGCCCCGGTGTCCGAGGCCTCGTCCAACGACACCCGCGAGCGTCTCCGGGACCTCGTGAACGACGCGTACCGCGTGTCCGCTGAGGAGTACGCGGACAGCACGTATGCTTGGGTCCGCGATTTCGACACGGACTCCAACACCGTGTGGTTCGAGCTGGAGGGCGTCACCAACGGCATCTTCCAGCAGGACTACACGACGGACGCCGAGGGCCTGCCCTCGGCGCTGGCCGGGGACCGCGTCGAGGTCACCGTCCGAACCGAGTACGTCCCTGTCGCCCCGGCAGGGCAGTCCACCACCACCCAGGAGTCCCAGGAGGACACCATGCCCCAGATCGAGGAGGCGCGACTGCGCCAGCTCGAGACGGACGCCAGCCGGGCGACCGAGCTCGAGACGCAGCTCGCCGAGGCGCGCCAGCGGGAGGAGGCGGCTGCCACGCAGCTCGCCGAGGCCCGCCGCGTCGCCAACGCGGCCACCGCCGAGCGCATCGTCAACGAGGCCTTCACGGAGGCCAACGTGACCGCGCCCCGCACCGCCGCGCGCATCGCCGCTGGCGCCCCGCTCACCGAGTCGGGCACCGTCGACGAGGACGCGCTGCGCACCGCCGCCCAGGAGGCGGCGGCGGAGCTCGCCGAGGCGGGTGGCGCCGGTCGCGTCACGGCCCTCGGGGGCACCACCCAGCCCGCCGACAAGGAGGACCTCTCCGAGTCGGAGCTCGACGCCGAGCTCGCGAAGCTCTCCGGCCGCACCGTGAAGGAGGCGTGACATGGCCACCAACCAGGTCTACGCGAACGCCACGCACATCCCCCTGCCGGTCGTCTCCGGCACCAAGTCGGGGGACCCCGTCCTCGTCGGCGCCCTCGTCGGCGTCGCGATCACCGACCGCGAGGTCGGCGAGACCGAGGTCGCCGTCTGGCGCGACGGCGCCTGGAACCTCACCGTCGCCGGTGAGGTGACCGAGGTCGGCCAGGAGGTCTACATCGCTGAGGCGGCCCAGGGCACCCGCACGACGCAGCTCACCACCACGTCCACCGACGCCGTGCTCTTCGGGTACGCGCTCGCCACCAAGACGGCTGCCGCCGGGGTCATCCCCGTCGCGCTGGCCCGGGTCTGAAAGGGGCCACCGAGATGACTCACCGTCGTCAGATCCTGGAGGCGCGCGCGCTCTTCCAGCGCGCCATCAACGGCGACTACCGCGCCATCGCGGACGTGCAGGACCTGCTCCAGGGCCGCCCGAACGTCGTCGAGTCCATGTCCACCTCGGACTTCCCGATCCTCCTCGGGGCCGGGTTCGAGCGCGAGATGCTCCAGGAGTACCAGAGCATCACGCCGGTCTGGCAGCAGTTCTCGCGCCGCGTGACGGTGCGGAACTTCAAGCCGCAGACCCTCGTCGAGATCCTCGGCGGTCGGGCCGGGCTCGACAAGGTCAAGCAGGGCGCCGAGTACAAGGCTCGCGCGCTCTCCGAGGCCAAGCACGAGTTCAAGGTCGAGAAGTACGGCGCCCGCATCCCGCTCACGTGGGAGATGCTCGTCAACGACGAGCTCGGCGCGTTCGACGACCTCGGCCAGCGCCTCGCCACGGCGGCCCGCGAGACGGAGGAGCTCGTGGCCCTGGCCCCGATCTTCAACGCCAACAAGACGGGCCTCAACACGAGCTTCTGGACCGGCGTCGCCGCGCCGGACACGCCCGTGCTGACGGAGGCGTCGCTGGAGGCGGCCCTCATCAACATCGCGACGCGCAAGGACTCGGACGGCCGCCCGATCGTGCTGTCGGGCGCGGTGCTGATGGTCGCTCCGTCCCTCGCGCCGACGGCCCGCCGGATCCTCAACGCTCGTGAGATCCGCCGCACCAACGGCGACGTCACGACGATCGAGACGAACGCGCTCGCCGGGGCGGTCCGGATCGTGGAGAACCCG